CTATTACTGTATTCGGTGCAATCGCTAGGATTGACAAGCAATCAATAACTCCGTTCATGCAGTATCTTGAGAGGTTCGACCCCGAGTGGCAAGCAGTGTTCGCAATCAACATTGCCAAGACCAACGGCAAGCAAGCGATAGCGTTTAGTAATAAGTCATTCGCTGACTGGGTTGCTAAGAATCAAGACTTACTCTAATAGGTGCAAGCATGGGGATGTTTAGATTCGAGGACGATTGGTTTGAACAGACCCCGTACTTGCGTAAGCTAAACGATATGGGGTATACAGTTCTTAGAGCAGGTGGTAGGTATATCCTATACAACGTAGAGACTGACTCGGTTGGTGAAATACCACGTGCTGAAATACTAGGCGAGTATCAAACACAAGAGGAGCTAGAGAATATGTGCAAGTTATTATTACCTGAGGAGAAATAGTATGAACGAAGAACGTAAGCTACAGAAATGTAAGATCGCACTAATGCGTAACACTAAGTTTGCATTGTTGCAAGGCATCATGATGCTAGGTAAGACTAGGGTTGCTGACATACCCAGTGCGATGACCAATGGGCGTGACGAGGTCTATGGTCGTGAGTTTATTAAGAAGCTAAGCGAGCGTGAGTTACAGTTCGTTATAGCCCACGAGTGTAGTCATAAGATGTATCGACATCTGACTACTTGGAAGAAGCTACATGATGAAGATCATAGGCTAGCTAACATGGCTTGTGACTACGTTATTAACCTTATGCTTAGAGACGTTGACCCCAACGAGCAAGTCATTGCTATGCCTAAGTGGAAGGAGGATACCAAGCATAGTAAGAAGGGTGAGTTCATGGGGCTGATCGACGAGCAGTATCGTGGTATGAATGCCAAGCAAGTGTTTGACATACTCAAAGATAAGAAAGAGAAAGGTGAGAAACCATTCGATTGTGATGGTGATGGTGATGGTGATGGGTTCGACGTCCATGATTGGGAAGGTGCGGAGGGTATGACCGAGGAGGAGAAGAAGGTACTAGCTAGGGAGGTTGACCAAGCTATACGTCAAGGTCTTATTGCACAACAAAAGAACAAGGGCGATGGTTCGTTGGGTATGGACAGAGAGCTAGAGGAATTGCTTGAGCCTAAGGTGGATTGGCGTGAGGTGTTGCGTGAGTTCGTCAAAGCTACTTGCAGTGCTAAGGATACGTCGTCATGGCGCAGAGTTAACCGCAGGTTCTTATCGACTGGTGTGTATATGCCGAGCATGATCGGTGAGAAGGTTGGTCATCTTGTCATAGGTATAGATACATCGGGTTCGATTGGTGGCAAAGAGTTAGCCGAGTTCTTATCCGAGGTCAAGTGTATAGCCGAGGAGGTTACACCTAACCAAGTTGATCTTATCTATTGGGACAGTGCGGTGTGTGCTCATGAGATCTATACCAATAGTACTGTGGGTACGTTAGTAGAGTCTACTAAACCTGCGGGTGGTGGTGGCACTAGCCCTAGTTGTGTATCTGAGTATCTCAATACCAATAAGATCGTACCCGAGGCAGTCATCATGTTGACCGATGGTTGTGTGGGTGATGATTGGGGTAGCGAGTGGACTGCACCTGTGATGTGGACTATCGTCGGTGGGTACAAAGTTAGTGCACCAAACGGAAAAACAATCCATGTCAACGACTAAGCCTAACAATGTTAGCTCTAAGATACTAACTATATCAGTGATAACAAACGAGGCACTGCGTATATTCGATAGCGAGTATAAAAAACTATATAAGCCGTCGTATGAGATCAGAGAGAAGTACGGCAAGTACAAAGTGATTGAGTATTTTGGTCAAGACTATGAAGGTGCGAGAGCGATAGCAAGGGGGTTAACTAAAGAGCAAGCAGAAGGTTATATTAAACTTTTAAAAGAGGAGTGAGTTATGAGTATTAGTTCATCAGCGGTATTAGTGGAGTTGAATATTAGTGTGTGGCCTGCAAGTAAGATCGACCGAGAGATTACCGAGCAAGTCAATAGCAACGCAATGGCAGTACGAGATGCTAGTCAAACGAAGAAGAATTTATTTGCGGGAACTGGCATTCGCAAAGATATTGAGAAGTTTGCATCTAGGGTTCGCTTGTATCACAATCAGCATACTTTACCTTGGGCAGATAAGGGTGAGCGTATGTTGCCGACTGCATTGTTCATGGAGTACAAGCAGACAATGAATGCGTATGAGCAACAGTTCGATATGATGTGCAATAACTTTTTCTGTGAGTACCCACGACTTGTAGCAGAAGCACCTACTAATCTAGGCGCAATGTATAAGGCTAGTGATTACCCTGAGCTAGACGAAGTCAAACAGAAGTTCGGGTTCAAGCGTAGTGTCAATCCATTGCCTGAATCTGGCGACTTCCGCTTAGACATACCAACGCAGGACTTAGAGGATATGCGCAGCGAGTTCGAGTCTAAGTTTACTGAGCGATTAGCGGATGCGATGCGTGCCCCTTGGGAGCGACTGCACAAAGTGTTGGCTGATATGTCAGAGAAGTTGAAGGATAACGGCGATGAGAAGAAACGCTACCACGACTCTCTTATCAGTAACCCATTAGAATTGTGTGAGTTGCTAACTAAACTCAACGTGACCAACGACCCCAAGCTAGAGGAAGCTCGCAAGAGTTTAGAGCGTACTATGTTAGGTGTAAGTATAGAAGCTATCAAAGAAGATAGCCACGAGCGTGAGCAGTTGAAGAATAAGGTAGATGAGATTCTCGGTAAATTTAACTGGTAAGGAGCAACTATGGTAACTAAAGAGCAACTACTTAAGGAGGGCTATATCGTTCTCCCTAAGGGTGGATGGATAAGACTAGACCCTACAATCATGCCTCACGACTGGCACGATATATGTAAGGACTTTGGGTGTGACCCCGACTGCAACGAGATCATCATTGCGGTATCAGGTGTAAAAGAAATTAAAGGAGATGACGATGGAATTGTTTGACTTACCAAATGTTAGACGTAAAGAAGATTATAAAGATAAGAAAGAGAAAGTACCCACTAAGATAGCGGAAGTGGTAACCAAGTGTGCTATGAATAACCCCTTGTGGCAGTTTACTGCTATTAAGTATAGTGAGTATAACGATGGGTTCTATGGGTTTGAGGTTCGTGCGAGTAACGGCGAGATACTGGGTACGATTGAGCGTACATGGGCGAGGAATGAAACGGCGATAGCAATAGAGAACGACAGGATTAAAGCGAAGAGGGTCAGAGGTAATTGCTATACGACAAAAGACGTAGACAAAGCGTTACTCCAGATTAAGAAAACCTTTGCACCTATGAACGTACTAGAACATATGGGCAAGGCTAAAAAAGAAGCCGACAACGTATTGGATAGGTTAGTAGATCGTGAGCGTTATGATGCTAGAAACTATAACCGAGACATAGAGAGTGAAGCAACTAAATGGGTATTAGGAAATGGGTTTTCTACTTTTTTAAAGCACGTACAAGATGATAGCCCAAGTCGGTACAAAGGGATGATGGAGGCAGTACAAAAACGTAAGGAGCACTTAGAGAAAGCCGATGCTGTTAAAACTGTTTGGGACGGCTTATCTAATGGGGAGTCGGTATTGCTTATTAAGGAAGGCAGTAACTATATGGTGCAACACAAAGGCAAGGTATCTGTATTTGATGACGAGCATTTACCCGAGGATTGGAAGACTAACTTAGGTATGCTTAAACTTGTGGAAAACGGCACTGTTATTGAGGACAGAGGTTGCCGAGTAGCTGAGGCTACATTCGTAATTAAAGTGGAGGAAAAAGATGGTAACGACAAAAACGGGAATTAAGATAGGTTGTAGGTACGACCCTTGGTATAACTATCATAGCGAGGATCAGGATTGGATTAAATACTTAATAAATTGGGGGTGGTATGACTAAAGAAGAAATATTTGCATTAGCTGAAAAAGCAGATTTGTATCTTGCTTCTGATGATTCAGTAATTAACTTTGCCAAACTAATAGCAGAGCATGAGCGTGAGAAGTTTTGCGCTGTACTTCGGCAATTACATGATTCATATTCATTGACAAGCGATTCAAACGCCATCAGAGCAAGGGGACAAGAATGACTAAAGACGAGCCTGTTGCTTATTTTGATCCGCAAAAAGGCGGTTTTTACTGGGCAAAGCCAACAAGAATTGAAGCACCAGTAACAGTTGATGTTGATCCATTGCCTCTCTACACCAAACCACAAACTAAAGGGTGCGATGAATGTGGGGCTAATGGTGGGTATGCGTTGTATTGCCTTGTGTGCTCTGAAAAGTTTTTTGGTAAAGGTAAAGAATGGGTAGGGTTGACTGAAGATGAAATGTTTGATTGTTTAGTTAAATTTGATCCTGTGGCGAAAAGATTGCCATTAGGTTTTAAATGGTTTGCAGAAGTAATAGAAGCTAAACTAAAGGATAAGAACATATGAACGTAGAAATAGAATTTTTAGAATGGGTACACCCAAAAGCAGGAATTACTAAGGTACAGATGGAGGGTGGTAAGCCTTTAGTACTTAAAGCAAAGATTAAACATGAATGGGTAGGATTGACTGATGAGGAAATAGATCAAGGTTTACTGCGATCTTTTTATGCTTTGCAGAGTGCAGGTGCATGGCGTGAGGGTGTTGCATGGGCAATGCAACAATTAAAGGATAAAAATAATGTTTAATGATTTAGAAAGCCATTACCAAGTCCAAGAATCAAAGATCATCAATCATCCTGCATATTGGCAACCTGTATTGATGACACGATATGGATGGGCTAAACGAGGGCATGAAACGAATTGGTATGAAACAAAGATTGAACCAATTAAAACAAAGGAGAAGAACACATGAAACACGAAAAAACATTTGAAGCAATCAACAAACTTAAAGATGTAGAGATTGAATTACATCGTTTAAAAAACTTGTTGGAGATAACAGGCAGAGCGTTGGATGCAAAGTCTGAATGGGTAGGGTTGACTAAAGAAGAAGTAAAAAATGAAGTTGAGTTTTTCTTTCGTCATTCTTATGTTCAAGACCCTGATAGATTATTTTTATTTGCTCAAACAATAGAAGCTAAATTTAAGGATAAAAACAAATGAATGAAATACTAGATTACCTTTTACTAATCGGTGTACTTGGTATTGCGTCCGTATGGATAACCGCAGTGTTCTGTTTTATTATTTATACATTTGGGGGTTACGATGATTAGAATGTTGCGACGGATAATAAATGCTACTAACAGTGTTAGTGTTGGGAGTGCACTTAATACTACCAACGTAGGATTAAGACCTGAGAGTGGTGCAAATTGTAGGATGCGGATTAGTTTAATCCACGCAATGAACGGCGATATATTGGAGATCATGAAATATGATAAGAATCGTGATGAGTGGATGGCTAGTCACTACATAATACGTGAAGGGCAAACTTTACCCGAAGCTATTGCGTTAGTAATGCTAATGAAGGACTAATATGCCGAGAGACAAAAGTGAAATCACAAGTCAAGCTACCTTAACAATTAGGTTAACTCACAAACAAAAACAATTTGTTACGGACATGGGGGGCTCATCATGGCTCAGAAATTACATAGACAGACAGATAAGGTCAGAAGAAATCCAACTTGGCCTTTCCCCACAAAACTCCTTACTCAAGAACCAAAAAAAGTAAGACGTAGACAAGTAGATACAACTAAACATGAAGGGGCACTATTTTGAATGAAGATAACAAACGCATATATCGAGGTAAGGGTAAGAAACCTGCGATGCTGTGCACGAGTTTGCGTATACCTATTGACGTATTGGATTACTTTGCCAAGCACCATCCGTATACAAAGCAAGCCAAAATCAGAGAAATTCTTATCAATTATGTTAAACAACAAGGAGCATTAAATGAAGAAACCAATAGCACAAATCAGTAGAGTAGAGCGTTACATGGCGAGGTATCCAAGTGCCAAACCAAAAGAGATAGCAGATGTATTAGACTTACCATTGAAGGCGGTATACAACTATCGTATGCTCATCAAGAGAAAAAATATTCAACTACAAGCGATGGACGATATAGAGTCGTATCTAAATAAAGTTGTGCCGAAGACAGTGAAGGTAAAAGAATTTCCAGTTACTATGATTGAACCCGACCCAGTCAATCACCCTGCACATTACAAAGTAGGTGGAATCGAAACCATAGACTTCATTGAGGCTAAGGGGCTGAACTATAACCTTGGCAACGTAGTCAAATACATTACTCGATCAGACCACAAGAACAACCGAGAGGAAGACTTGAAGAAGGCTAGGTGGTATTTAGATAGAGAAATAATGAAACAACATATATAGCCTAACAATGTTAGGGTAGAAAGTTAGCCCACATTACGTGGGCTTTTTTACGTCTGTACTATTTACAAAGTAAAGAGTTGTGTTATAATTATTGAATGGCACAAACACCTGAAAACAAAGTTAAGGCATCTATTAAAAAGATACTGAGCAAGCACGACATTTATTATGTTATGCCGATTGGTTCGGGTTACGGCAATGCCGGTGTGCCAGACTTTATTTGTAATGTCAACGGCAAGTTCTTAGCTATCGAGGCTAAGGCGGGGAGAGGTCAGTGCACCGCACTGCAAGAAAAGAATTTAAAACAAATCAATGATGGTGATGGTGTTGGCATAGTGATACGTGAGAACATGGAGGAGTATTTAGAGGGTGTGATTATTGGGATGAAGAAGCTATGAAACAAATAGACAGATACAGAATGGGATGGTCAGATGCAAGGGGTATATTTACCAGTGGGTATAAGGATAGGGTCGAGTACAAAGTTAAGATGAGTAAGTGGATACCGCCTAGGTATGCAGTGGTTAAGTATGTTAATGGTGGAGAAGCAGAGACAGTGATTGATGGAGTGCCGATAGAGACGGCACATGGGTATATAAAATTATTACAGGAGTGAGCGATGGAAATTAAAGAATCAATATTCACAGATGAGCAAATTGAGAAAGAGTATATATACATTCAAGGGTATGTGCAAGCACTAAGCGATAACGGAATAGAAGCAAACTTTCCAGTATTGCTTGTAAGGCATATAGAAAAAACATATGGCATCAGGATGAACTCAGTCTCAGTTTTACAGCCTGGGTTTAAGATGACAACTACGACTAGCATATAAGGAGTGAGCGATGGAAGAACTAAGCACAGGTATAAAGATTTTAGTTGAGCGTATGAAAAGCAACCCCGAAGAATTCTTTGATGGCGGGGGTAAGTGGGGCTTTATCTACAAAGAGTATTACAGGGACGTGCTTACCGAGTACGAGAAGGCAGTCATGCACGTAGCATTAAAAGACCTACGCAGGAAGGAGCTAGATACTAAGGTCATGTCTGAGCTAATGCGAGAGCAAGTTAAAGAGCGCACGTTCGGCAAAGCTATGGTGCACAAAGAAGGCGAACAAATTTCCTATACCAATGATGCCCCTTGGCATTTTAATAAATGAAGATAATTACATTAGACTTTGAGACGTATTACTCACAGGAGTTTAGTCTAACCAAGCTGACGACTGAGGAGTATGTACGTGACGAACGCTTTGAGGTTATTGGCGTAGCAGTAAGCGTTGATGGGGGCCCACCAACTTGGTGTAGCGGTAACAGAGAACAACTATACCAGTTCTTAGACACATATGACATACCCAACAATTTATGCTTAGCCCACAATGCGCAGTTTGACGGCGCAATCCTTAATTGGATTTTTGGCATCAAGCCAAAGGGTTGGTTAGATACTTTGTGCATGGGTAGAGCATTACATGGTACGCAGGTAGGTGGAAGTCTTAAGGCATTGACTCAGTTCTACGACGTAGGTGTTAAGGGTTCAGAAGTAGAGGATGCTAAAGGATACCGACGGGGTAACTTTACGCCCGAGCACCTTGCGCATTATGGTGAATATTGCAAGAACGATGTAGCCCTCACATGGGATTTGTTCAACTGCATGAGCAAAGGCTTTCCACGTACTGAGCTACGTCTAATAGACTTAACAATACGGATGTTCACCGAACCAGTCTTGAAACTTAACCCCACCATGCTTCAGGCAAACTTGCTTATCATTAAGAAACATAGAGAAAAACTACTAGAGAACTTTTCCGAAGACCACCTAATGAGCAACGAGAAGTTTGCCGAGCTATTAAAAGCACATGATGTTGAACCCCCAAGGAAGGTTAGCAAGGTGACAGGCAAAGAGGCTTGGGCATTTGCTAAGACCGATGAAGACTTCAAAGCGTTACTTGATCATCCAAATATTGAAGTGCAAACATTAGTCGCAGCGAGGTTAGGAGTTAAGGGTACGTTAGAAGAGACAAGGACTCAAAGGTTTTTGGACATAGCACATAGAGGTACTCTGCCTATACCACTTAGGTACTACGCCGCACATACAGGGCGGTGGGGTGGCGACGATAAAGTTAACCTGCAAAACCTGCCGAGAGGGTCAAAACTCAAGTTAGCTATCCGACCGCCTGAAGGTTACAAGATAATTGACTCGGACTCATCACAGATTGAAGCAAGAACTTTGGCTTGGTTAGCAGGTCAGGACGATTTAGTTGAAGCATTTGAAAAGGGCGAAGATGTATACAAAATCATGGCATCTGCTATCTACGGCAAGGAGATCACGGAGATTACCAAAGAGGAGAGGTTTGTCGGTAAGACGACTATTCTTGGTGCGGGCTACGGAATGGGCTCGGCTAAATTCAAGAATCAACTTAAAACTTTTGGTGTTGAAGTTACGGACGAAGAGGCAAAGCGAATTATTGATACGTACAGAGCTACTTATCCACAAATTGTGGCTCTTTGGAAAACCGCAGGGGATAGTATCAAAGCGATACTTCGAGATCAGCAAACCCATCTAGGAAGAAACGATGTACTTGCTATTGACGGCAAAGAGGGTATCCGTTTACCCAACGGTCTTTATATACACTACCCCAACATCAGGGCGGTTCAAAACGAAGATAAAACCGAAATAGTTTACGATGTAAAACGTGGCAAACAAGTTATACCTACTAGGATATACGGTGGTAAACTGATAGAGAACGTATGTCAAGCCCTTGCTCGAATTATCATTGGTGATCAGATGCTTATGGTAGCTAAGAAATACCGAGTGGTTATGACGGTGCATGATGCCATTGCGTGTATAGTACCTGAGAACGAGGTTAAGACTGCGCAGGAATATGTAGAACTTTGTATGAAACTTAGACCGCAGTGGGGTACGGAGTTACCCTTAAATTGTGAGTCGGGTTATGGCGATTCTTATGGAGATTGTTAATGAATACAGTATGGTCTTTTAGTAGTCTTAAGACGTTTCAACAATGCCCGAGAAAATACTATCACACAAAGGTAATTAAGGACGTAGTTGAACCTGATACTACTGCTACGCTATACGGAAAGCAAATGCACACAGCGGCGGAAGAATACATACGAGACGGCAAACCCCTGCCCCCTCACTTTTTATATGTGAAACCTGCGCTAGATGCGTTGAATGAAATTGAAGGAGAGAAATATTGCGAAGTAAAACTGGGTTTAACGAAGGATTTGGAGTCATGCGAATTCGATGCGCCGAATGTGTGGTGGCATGGGATAGCCGATTTGGTCGTTATCAATCAGACGACAGGAGTAGCACACTCAGTGGACTACAAGACGAGCAAGAATGCGAGATATGCGGACGTAGGTCAACTCGATCTAATTGCTTGTGGGCTATTCAAGAAATTCCCAACGATCAAACGGGTCAAGTCGGCATTGCTTTTTGTAGTATCGAAAGAGTTTGTGAGGACTCAGCATCATAGAGAGATGGTACTAAAGTATATGGAGAAGCCGACTCAAGATGTAATTCGTATTGAGAAAGCTAAAGAGAATGGTATTTGGAATCCAAGCGCATCCGCACTGTGCCGATTCTGTTCAGTAGATACGTGCGAGCATCATGGAGGTCACAGATGACAAACGAAGAAAGAGAACAAGCCGAGGCTTACATAAAGTTACAAGATAACGTGAGTGAGTTAATTGATGAACGGGCTAGATTGGTGCTATTAGATTGGGCTGAAGAAGGTAATTTTAAAGCCTTAATATTAGATACAGTAAGAGCTGAAATACAGAATAACCCAAGAAGTTACCTTGCTACCGCAATTACCGAACACGTTAGACTTTTAAACAGAGAGAATATAAAATGAACGAAATGACAAACCAAGAAACCGACACGGCACTGATACTAGAAAACGAATTAAAGCGTAGAGTATCTGCGGTAGTCAGAAGCGAGCTAGCGGGGACTGTGCACCAGATTGTAAAGAAAGAACTTGATACCTACAAGAACGAGATGATGACAGAAATCATGCTGAGCATAGGCAAAGCATTGCAACAGATAGAGAAAGAAGGACGTACTCCTTTATGGGAAGGCCCCCCACCGACAGAAATGTTTGGCCTTACTAAGGAGGATTTAAATACCCACATGATAAACAACCATGTAACTGCGGAGAACTAAATGCCATACGTAAACAAACCACGCCCTTACAAGAAGGAATACAAACAACAAGTTGAACGAGGTGAGCACGAGACCCGGATGGACAGGCAACGTGCACGCAACGAAATGGATAAGAAAGGTATCGACCGCACAGGTAAAGATATTGATCACTCTGTTCCATTATCTAAAGGTGGTACTAACGCACCCAGTAATTTAAAACTCAAAGCCCCCAGTGCTAATCGTTCTTTCAGTAGGAACAGTGACCACACAGTTAAGGTTAATAAGCCTAAGAAAAAATGAACTTATCAGAATACGAGTGGCCTAGACCCCCCGGGTTTACGCCCTTTGCCCATCAGAAGATTACATCAGAGTTTTTAATTAGTAACAGAAAAGCATTTTGCTTTAACGAGCAAGGTACTGGAAAGACTGCATCAGTCATATGGGCAGTCGATTACTTAATGACTGTGAAAGCTATTAAAAGAGTATTAGTGGTATGCCCTTTGTCGATTATGAAGTCGGCATGGCAGAATGATTTATTTAAGTTTGCTATACACCGCACAGTAGCAGTAGCGCATGGCAGTGCCAAGAAGCGCAAAGATATTATTAATGGTAACGCAGAGTTTGTCATCATTAATTTTGATGGCGTTGAGATTGTTAAGAAAGAAATTATGGATGGGGGGTTTGATTTAATAGTGGTTGACGAAGCATCAGCCTATAAAAATGCACAGACCGATAGATGGAAAACACTTAGGGATATTAACAAAGTAGTAAAAGGTCTTTGGATGTTAACTGGAACACCAGCGGCTCAATCTCCTGCGGATGCTTTCGGATTAGCAAGATTAGTAAACCCCACCGGTGTTCCCATATTTTTTACGCAGTTTAAAGATAGTGTGATGGATAAAGTATCTCAATACCGATGGATACCGAAGCCGACCGCAATGCAAACTGTGCATAAAGTATTACAACCCGCAATTAGATTTGAGAAACGTCAGTGTATTGATTTACCGCCGTTGACTTACGTAGACAGAGAAGCACCGCTTACTCCACAGCAACATAAATACTACGCCATACTAAAGAAGCAGATGCTTATGGAGGCTTCAGGGGAAGAAGTATCAGCAGTAAACGCCGCAGTTAAAATTAATAAGCTACTGCAAATATCAGGCGGTGCAGTTTACACCGACACTGGAGAGATCATAGAGTTTGATGTGTCATCCCGTCTCAAAGTGGTTCATGAAGTAATAGATGAATCGAGCCATAAGGTTTTAGTATTTGTACCCTTTACACATACTATAGAACTACTAGAAAAATATTTGACCAAGAACAACGTAACTTGTGAAGTTATTAATGGTAGCGTCAATGTAAATAAGCGTAGCGATATAGTACAAAGGTTCCAAGATACTGACGACACTAAAGTGCTTATAATACAACCGCAAGCCGCATCACACGGGCTTACCCTTACTGCGGCGAATACAATCATTTGGTATGCTCCATGCAGTAGTGTCGAAACTTATCTACAAGCTAATGCTAGGATTGACCGACCCGGTCAAGTAAACAATATGACTATCGTGCATATCACAGGTAGTTCTATAGAGAGCCGAGTTTATCAGTTACTAAGAGGTAACATAGGTAACCATCAAAAAATAATTGACTTATATAAACAAGAAATATCTTCGGATACTATTGACATTGTATAAAGTTATGTTATAATAATATTTCAACAACAAGGAGCGAAAAATATGGACGATACAGTTCAGGATGAAAATCCCTTTATTATTCCGTTGGATAAAGTCACCCAAGCATATATCAAGATGCGTGACAAACGAGCCCAACTAAAACAAGAGTATGAACTGCAAGATGACAAGATCAAAGAGCAGATGGACATGCTTGAAGAGAAGATGCTTGATATGTGTAAGAGCATGAAAGCCGACAGTATTAAAACTAAATTTGGCACGATTGTGCGTTCAATTAAATCACGGTATTGGACAAACGATTGGGATTCAACGTATGCGTTCATCAAAGAACATAATGCGTTCGGCCTACTTGAGAAGCGACTTCACCAAACAAACTTGAAGCAGTTTCTTACAGAGAATCCTGACCTTTTGCCGATGGGTTTAAATGTCGAAAACGAATATACCGTGTTAGTTAGAAGACCAAAGGAAAATTAAAATGAATGCACTAGTATTGAACCAAGACCTACCCGACTTCCTTGCAAACGCAGGGGTTAGTGAACTTACCAAACAACTTGCAGGTAACTCAAGTGCGGTCAAACGCATTGTGCCTAAGAATGGTATCTTCCGCAAAGAAGTTGGCGGTAAAGATATGGGCAAGATCAAGGGTGATATTAAAGTAATCGTTGTGAATGCTTCTCCTCACGTAGGCAGAATCTTTTACTCTCAAGCATGGAGTGCTGATGCTGAGCCGACTGCACCTGAATGTTTCTCTAATGATGGTCGTACTCCCGATGCAGGGGCTAAGTCTCCTCAGTCTGATCGTTGCGATTCTTGCCAACATAACATCAAAGGTTCAGGTCAAGGTACATCTAAGGCTTGCAGATACTCACGTAGGCTTGCAGTTGTTCTTGAAGATGATTTTGGTACACCCCTACAAGGCGATGTATATCAAATGAACTTGGCATCTAAGTCTTTGTTTGGTGACAGTGTTGGTGAGAACACACATACGTTTGAGAACTATAGCAAGTACTTAGCTAACAACGGCAAGAGTTTAGACTATGTGGTTACTCAGATTAGTTTCAACGAAGACAACGACAATCAATCTGTATTGTTTACTCCAGTTGGCTATATCAACAAGTCCCAGTACGAAGTTACAAGCAAAGCGGCAGTTGACCCACTTGTGCAGAAGATGGTTGTTATGACTCCGTACCAAGCTGACGTATCAGGTCGTGCACCGAAACTTGAAGCGCCTAAAGCAATTGCCAAGCCTAAGGTTGAAGCCCCAATTGAGGACGCAATTGAAGAGCCAAAGAAACGTGAGACCATTAAGAAAGTTGAAGCAACTCCCAAACCCAAAGCAGACTTAGATGATGTGCTGAAGGCTTGGAGTGACGAGGAGTAATTATGACCATTGGTTACAGCCAGAGCTTAGTAGAAGCAAACAAAAAAGCTGACCCTAAGTCTCCAGGCGTAGCCTTGGGGCGTGTATGTATATCGCACGATATTAGTGTTGCAGAAGTAGCTGACCATTTAGGCGTAAGCCGAATGACAATTTACAACTGGTTTGAGGGAACACATGAACCTTATGCTAGGTACTATACTGATATTGAGCGATACATACACATCATCAGGCAGCGCAAAATAAAAAAGTAAATTATGTTTGACCTACTAGATACCGTATTGCCGACGGAAGGGCGATACTGCGTGTTTGGTAATGGTAAGTATCCCGATCAAAGATTTGTAGATACAAAGGAAGAAGTAGATGAAATAATCAAAAAGTTTGTAGAGAATAAGATAGATGCTTTTTTTGGTTGTGCTAAGTATGGTTCTGCTGATAACCGCACACATGAGAATGCAGTCTACTTTAGGTCTCTATGGATGGATATTGATTGTGGTGCAACTAAAGGTGTCCCCGATAAAAAGGGCAGGATACAGGGGTATCTGACACAACAAATTGGACTTATTGAACTTTCTAAGTTTTGCAAAACAGTCGGCTTACCAAAGCCAATAATCGTTAACTCAGGTAACGGCATTCATGCTTACTGGTTACTTGAGGAGACATTAGAGCGTAGAGAGTGGACGTCGTTGTCTCACCGACTACGTGATCTTTGTAAAGAGCATGGGTTGATTGTTGACCCGTCCGTGTTTGAAGCATCTAGGATACTGCGTGTTCCCGGTACTTTTAATTTTAAAGCCGAGCCACTACCAGTAGTTGTGCTGAGTGATAAGACGCGTCGTATGACCTACGACGAAGTCAAAGTATTACTTGGCGCACCTGAACCTAAAGACGAAATGCCTGACTTCTTGCCTCGCAAGATGAGCCCCATGATGGAGGCTTTGATGAGCAATAAGGTAAAGCGTTTTAAGACAATCATGATGCGGTCGGTGAAAGGAGATGGTTGCAATCAACTACTGCACTGTTTTCAAAATCAAGATACGCTTGAAGAACCTTTGTGGCGTTCAGCTCTATCTATAACTGCGTTTTGCGTGGATAAAGAAAAGGCATCGCATATGATGTCCAACAAGTACGAAGGCTATGACCCTGATGAAGTCGATAGAAAAGTAGACAACATTGTTAAGAAGGGAGGCCCTCATACATGTGCTCAGTTTGAGAAACTTAATCCAACAGGATGCGAAGGTTGTGTACACAAAGGAGTTATCAAGTCACCCATAGTTTTGGGTGCTGAGATAGAAGAAGCTAGTGAAGCCGACAACGAAGTAGAAGTAGAGGTTGAGGAGCAAGTTACAACAGTTAGGATACCTGAGTATCCGTTTCCATACTTTAGAGGTAAGAACGGCGGAATATATAAAAGACCTGATAGCGAAGAAGAGTCAGACCCTGAGTTAGTTTATGAGCACGATTTTTATGTTGTTAAACGAATGCACGACAAGGAGCAGGGGGAAGTAATTTTATTTAAGTTGCATCTACCTCATGATGGAATGAGAGAGTTCACTATACCGACAAGTTCAATATCCGCAAGAGATGAGTTGCGTAGATGTTTAGCCCAACGTGGAGTGATGGCGCACCATAAAAGCTACGACGCATTGGCGGCGTTTGTTATAACATTTGTTAAGAACCTACAGTTTCAAAAGAAAGCAGAGATTATGAGAACACAATTTGGTTGGGTAGATGGTGATAGTAAGTTTGTCATGGGCGATAAAGAGATAACTAAAGACGGAGTTTTCTATAGCCCGCCGTCATCTGCAACGGAAAACATTGCAGAAAAGATTCACCCTAAAGGTACGCTAGAAGGTTGGAAAACAGCGTTCAATATGTATGCTAAGCCCGGGTTAGAGGCTAATGCGTTTGCCGCACTTGTTGGATTTGCTTCACCGTTATTTAAATTTACAGGATTACAAGGCGCAATAGTTAACTTGATACATGAGCAAGCCGGATCAGGAAAATCAACTGCCCTTTATATGTGTAATAGCATTTACGGTGACCCAGTTAGGCTTACCTCTACGTACAGAGACACATTCAATGCAAAGATGTTAAAGCTAGGAGTCATGAACCACTTGCCAAACACAGTAGATGAAATTACTAATCTATCTGGTAAAGAGTTTTCCGACTACGCATACAGTATCTCAGGTGGTACGGGCAAAGATAGAGTAAAGGGTTCATCCAACGAACTGCGGGTTAACAATACCTCTTGGCAAAATCTAACTTTATGTTCATCTAATGCAAGTTTTTATGAAAAGCTCAGCGCATCCAAGTCGGTTGCCGACGGTGAATCAGTAAGGTTGATTGAGTTCAGAATAGAGCCATCAAATATTATTAGTGTCGCCGAAGGTAAAGAAATGTTTGATCATCAACTGCGTGAAAACTATGGGCATGCGGGTGAAATTTATCTTCAATATCTTGTTAATAACTTAGAGTATGTTAAAGATAGCTTTAAAAAAGTACAGGCTAGATTAGATAAAGAAGTACAGTTTACCAGTCGTGAAAGGTTTTGGTCGGCAACTTGTGCTTGTATTATTACTGCAGGGTTAGTTGCTAAGAAGTTAGAACTGCATGAGTTTGATATGAAAGCTATATACGAGTGGATAAAGAGGATGCTTGGCGAAATGCGCAACGAGGTTAAAGCACCACAACAAGACAGCCCAACCGCAGCTTTGGGGGATTTCATTAATGCACACATTGGCAATATTTTGGTCGTTAATGGTGAAGCCGACGCTAGAACAAGTATGGTTGCTATGCCACTGATGGAACCTAAGAACGAACTACTGATACGCTACGAACCAGATACTAAAGAATTATATATTGCGGCTAAACAGTTTAAAGATTTCTGTGTACGACAACAGTTGAACTACAAAACTACAATTAAGAAACTAGAGGGCGTTAAAGTATATAAAGAAAGCATGAATAAACGCATGGCTAAGGGCATGAAGATTGTTTCGCCACCAATACGTGCATTAAAGTTTGATGCTTCAGCTAGTGATTTCTTGCACATAGATGTACTGTTACAACAAAATGAAGATAGAGACATTAACGTATGAGATTAATTGGGCTAAGTTTAGAAAAGGGTATTCATTTTTTATACCCTGCATAGACCATAGAACTGCTCGGAAAGTATTGAAAACTGTAACCAAACGATTACAAATTAATATTGTTACAAAGGTAGTTATTCAAGACGGCATTAAAGGGTTACGTGTTTGGAGGGTTTAGTATATAATAAATACTGATTGATTCATGGTTTCCTCCTAGCAAGTTCGCTCCTTGCTCCTCCTTGCCCCCGCCTATGTGCGGGGGTTTTTTATTGCCCTTGGGTTTTTTTAACTCGCTCAACAATAGCTTTTCTTGAGGGTTTTAATATTTCGTTTGCTGCAACGGCATTCTTTTCACTTAGAGTTACGCCGTTCCAAGATTGCGCTCTTTGCTGTGCACGGGTATCAAACGCTTCTACTATGTTATCTTGGGTAATCTCATATTCTGGGAATACTAAAGAATACTTAATATTGAACTTCTCCATTTCTTTATAACGCTCAGCATATGTTTTACTGTCATTGTTTCTATATGCAGCATCTAATTGATCAAGTATTTTTTGACGTTCGTTTTGGACTCTTTGCTCAATTGCATAGAAACGGAAGGTCATTTCTTGTGCGTTGGATAGTATGTCAGGGTTAAAGTTAATTACTTTGCCGATTAGTTCTGTAGGAGTTATTGCTCCCTTCTTAATAATGACATCGCCTTTGTTATCTTTAACACCTTCTCTAACCCACTTAGCCGCTACAACAGGACCACGTAAACTAGCAGGCAACATTTTCTCTGCAGCTTTTTGATAGTTGCCGTCCATTAGTTCACTGATACCCTCGGCTTCAGCTACTAACATGTTGACAGATGCACCAGCTTTTTCTAACGCTAGAGCCATAGCTTCATCGTGCATATTTTTAGTTTCTTTAGTCTGTCTAAACCATAAGTCGTTTAAACTGGTACTTGAAGAAAAATCCAATCCTGTCATGTAGTTAGCTGGGCCTCTAAGCGCAAGTGCGGCAGGGTCTTTTACATAGTCAGATAATTTAATTCCAGCTATTGATAACTCACCAAGAACCCTAGGCATTTCCTTGCTTTCAAACCATGACCTGTAGTCAATACCCCGCATATCATTTGGTTTATCTTTCTCGTGTTTTTTCCAAAATAGTCCTAAGAGACCCATATAAATACTATATGAAGGTAAGCCGACTACACCAGCCCATATCCATGTAGTACCTAAAGCCCCAAAGAAAGCACGCAAAGCTTCAACTTTTCCTTCCTTATTAAGTAAAGGTAACATACGCGTAAAGTTTTTAATTAGGTATACGGTTACAGTTATGGGGTACATATCAAAAGGCGTAAATATTTTTCCTGCTGCGCTCTTCATCCAAGGCGCCCTATTAAAAGAATCATAGTCACCCAAAGATTCGTTAACGTCTTCCACTGCCATGTCTATTGCAGCTTCATGAGAAAGTTTAGCTTTAATATTTAACCGATAAGAAGCTAGGTATACAATTTCCCTAGATAAGCGTTCAGCCGAACCCATTAACCCGCCAAGCACAAACATATTTACCGTGCCTTTTAGTCTCTCCATAGCTGGGCCATCTAGTTTATCAGTAGGCGTTGTCCTAAAATTAAATATTGCGTTTGCATACGTAGACTGAGTTACGTTTCTTGAGACCATTAAACGCACGGCTTCTTTTTCTTTTGGGGTTAATTTATTAGACTCTGTAATACTTGGGAATACAAAACTTTTAGAGCCATCTAAGTTTGTGGTAGTTACACCAAATTTATCAAAGACCCATAAGAAAGAAGTTAGCTCTTTAGCCGCAGCCACGTAGCCATGTTTTTTACTTAGCTGTGCAAACCCCAGTTGAAATACGCTAGTAGGTTGAATGATTGCAGATTTAGCAGCCGATAAATAATAAATATAAGTAGCGGTGTTTAACCCGTTTGCAAATTTATCAGAAAGTCCTTTTTGTGGCGGGCTAAGTTCTAAACGAATACGCCTTTCCATTTCGTCAACAAACGGAGCATACCTATGTCTTTCAGATATTGCTTGACGCGCCGCTGCAATTTGGTTTCTAAGTATTGGCGCATACTTAAGTCTAGGCAACTGAGTACCCATATTAGTTACTGCCTGCGCTACGCTACGTTGGAAGTCTGGGCTAAAACCAGCTAGACCTTTACGGCTAATGAACTGATTGCGGAAACTTTGCTCAGGCATTGTTGTTAAAAATATCTGATACACCGCATCTTTAACTGCTTCTTTATCTTCGGCTTCAGCTAAACTAGATGTACGATCAATCAGCCCAAAGATTTCTTTAAGCATTTCGCTAGACCTAAAGTTATCTTCACGTAGCCCTTTTAAACTATCGCCAACAACTATTTTTTGTCCTTTATACTTTGGTGCAAGTTCATCACGTGCCGCATCCCTTTCTTCGGACGACTCAAACATAAAGAATTGTTTCTGGTCTCCTTCACCTATGCGCAACCAGTAGCTACCAAAACGAACTAATGGGAAGTAGGGGTCAATCTTTTTGCTAGCCTCGTACATTTGACGAATCTTAGCCATGAGTTTTTCTTGTTCTTCAGCTGGAAGACCTGAGTTTTTAATTTGCTCATCTAATATGTTACTAAAGTAATCAGATAGGTCTTCGAAATATTCTTTTACATGCTTATAAACAAACTGCCCTTCTGCCCCCAGTGCTTTATACATATTGTCCATTTCAACATTACGTATTTTATTATTAGGATTAGATGGGTCATACTTCATAAGAGTAGACATAAATGCTACTCTGTTTAATTTATCTTTAAGTCCAGGTTGTGCAATCTGTGTCTTATGGATTAACGTAACAACTTTAGCCCCACTTTCAAGTAGACTGTGCGTCATACCCTTCATATTCTGCACGTTTTTATACATCTCTGTAATTCTAGGTACAGCCGTTGCTGTATTAGATGCAAGCACAGATACTGGTGGTATACGAACGTAACGTTTTAGCGTACGAGAAGACATGCCTTTAACTGCGTAGTTAAGCGCCGGTAATATTCTTTTGGGGTCTCTTAAAGCTTGTAGTAACGATGCGTTTTTAGCTGCTTCAGCACCATCCTCAGACTTTTGGAACGTATCCATAGCTTTTTTAAACTCAGCATCTAAAGCTTGTATGCCTTCTAGTATTGGGTCTTTAAGTGCTTTTTCTTCTTCGTCGGTTAAATCATTATCTGGGCCCGTCTGTCTACTAGGTTCTGCATACAACGATAGGCCCATGTCTTTTTGCAAGGATGTAGCCCTAGCAGATAAGAAACTATTTGATACAACAAGCATATCGGATAAAGCATTATTATCCCCAGGCGGTATGCCAAGTAACCTACGTCCAACATCAACAAATTTACTCCATAAAGATTGATTAGTCTTAAACCCCTTGACGTCCATAAGGAAGTCTTGTAGGTCTTCGTCGGTTAGCGCATAGGACACAAACTCCCTAGCGTCTTCAAAGATAGGGCCGTTCTTTATCAAGTCATAAATTGCTTGTAGTCGGTATGGTAATTCGCCTTTGTTCTCAGGATTATCTAAGGCCTCAAACGCTTGGCGTTTAAATTCTTCTACTGCGTTTTCTATTACTTGCTCTAAATCTTGGTACGCTTTAACCAAAGGAGAATTTAACTGAACATTATTATCTATAGACTCTTGAGCCATTAAGATTTTTAAGTTAGTAGCAGCGTGCCATGCTTCATGCAATACGGTTGTGTTGTTGATACCTTGGAAGTTACCACCAGATGCGCCACGCACATAGATGATTTTCTTTTTACGCATTGCGTCTTCAACATAAAGACCCTGCGCACTTTTAGTCCAAAACTTGCCATTCCTAGTTCCATTAAGTTCATCAGGTAAAGGCTCTCCGTCTTCAAGAACTACAAACTCAACATTTTTTAAGAATGGTTTTAACCGAGTAGCTAAGAACTTTTCAAATTTAGTTCCTGTTTTCTTAACAATATCTAACGCTTCTTGCCCAGTCTTAGCTTTTTTAAACGCATTGTTTGGTCTTCCTGTTGTCTTCATCAGGAATTTACTTTGTACTGGGCCGATTACATTGTTTTTATTAGCTAGTGCTTGCCCACTAACTTTCATCCCACGCCGAACATTATCAATTTCTTGCTGAGATATTATGTTTCTGTTGTTAAGCACTGCAGATATTCTTTTATCCGTAGCACTATTCTTTTCATTTAATGGGTGTTCACTTAGTTCAATAAGCTTTCTTATTGCCGAACGTTTCTTTTGACCTCTATCTATTTCAGCTTGTTTAGCTTCTTCAAGAGTTAAGTCTTCGTTAATTGGAGCAGTAGCTTCTTTTAAATCATTTATTATCTTCGGAAGTTCGGTTCGATCAACTTTATTGTTTTGTTTGGTTATTTCATTTCGCTTAGCTTTGTTAGCCGCAGTCTTCTCGGGCGTAGCTTTACGTCCACGTTTAGCAGGTGTAGTAAGTGCTTGAACTTCTGTGCGAATATCTGATGTTGCGGGTTGTTCTTCTTTTTTAATTGGCTCTGTAATAAAAGCTTTTTGTTCAGGCGAATATACATCTGCGGCTACTTTGTAAGTGGGAAACTGTTGTGTCGCTGCAGCTTTAGCTTCTTGTGCCGTGTCATATTTTGCGTCTGAAGCGGGTGTTCCATTTGCCCACTCAATAAAGTAACCCCCAGTGGGAGCCATTGATACTCGTAATGGTCTAATATTTTTTGGGGCATGTAAAACAGTAGGCGTAGTTTCTACTGCAGATTTTTGTTGAATACTATTACGTAAATCTTGAATAGTTTTAACTGGGTCGGTTCTTAAACCTTCATTTACTTTCATTACTTGAGTGGTGTCAAGTCTTTTACCAATTTCAGATTCAGCAAATCTTTGCGGGCTCATCCTACCTTTTTCTGCGCTAAGTTGTAGAGCTTCTAATTCAAAATCAGCATCTTCTAAAGATAAAGGTTTTTGCCCTTCATAAGCAGGGCTTTCTAATACTCTATATGTAAATCCAACTGGAACAAATGATGTTTCTTTTACTGCAGTGGGTTGTTGTCCTTTTCCTGCAGTACCACTTGGAGCATTCTGCTGATTAAAAACCACTCCATTTCGTTGAGTTCCTTGAGTTCCTGTGGTAGTTCCTTGTACTGCAGTGGGTTGTTCAGATGTTTGAACGCTTGTTCCAGGTGGTTGTGCGTTAGGTCTTGCAGCATTTATTTCTCCTTGCGCTTCTTGGTCTGCTAAATCTTCAGCCTCTATTTGCTTAGTAGCTTGCGCTAAAGCTTGAGTAGGTAAAACTCCAGAAGCAATAAGCTCTTGGGTTCTTTGTTCTATTCTACCGGTAACAGGTTGAGTAGCTATTGCTTGTTCTTGTCTATTTACACGCTCAGTTGCAATTTGTAACGCAGCATCCGCAGGTATGCTTCTAGTCTGCAGTCTTTCAACTTCATTTTGAATACGTTGCTCTTTAGTTAGAGGAGGTGTTGTTTGAGCTGGTACAGTCGTCTCAGCTGTTTGAGCTGGTACAGTCGTCTCAGTTGTTTGAGTACCAGGTACTTCATTATTAACTGTACCTAAGTTAGTATCTGTAGTTTGTTCTTGCTGCTGTTGCTCTTGTTGCGCGGGAGTTAAGAACCCCTTGCTTCGCGCAATTAAATCAGATAGCCCTTCGTAGCTAGTATCTTGTTGGTATGCGCCTTCTCTTGGGGCTCCAATATTTTTTAGTGTAGAAGAAGTTTTTTGTAATGCCTCAACTGTAGAGGTATGACCCCCTGCCATTACTAAACCTTGAATTAACCCTTGCGCGGCGGCGGCATCAATACCTTCATCCCAAGGTTTACCCGTAGCTAAATTAGTAAATATTTGTTCTTGATATGATTGAGGCATTTCTTCAAACACCCCTTCTTTAACTCCTTCTTTTAGCAACCTATTAAGAAATGCTCCTTCACCTTCTCCAACACCTTTAATACCTGCCGTCCTAGCAGCAATCTGTGTTTGTACATCCCCAATACCAAATTTTTGAGCTGCTTTACCGCTGATCATACCTATAGCCGCAGTACCAAAACCAGCTGCTAAAGCAGGTGCAACATAAATATTCCAATCAGCCCCATTCTCCCGTGCTTGTTCAGCAATTTGACCAGAACTTTGTGCACCTTCCGCAGAACTTGAAGCAGCAGCTATTTTGTATGTTTGCTCTTTTATTTTATTTGCTATAAATTCATCAGCTTTAGTACCTACAAGTCCTAACGACGCGGCTTCCTCTGCTGCTTTACCCATTAGCATTTTTGTAAATTGACCACCAACTCCACCAGCAAGTACAGTACCCGGAATAGATTCACTAATAGAATCCACAATAGCTAATGGATTAGCTCCTAGAGCTTTCATGGTATTAAAAAATCCACTGGTCTCTTGTACGTTTTGAGCTTGGTTACGTAAAGATGCGCTCTGAAAGCTACTTAAAAATTCGTTTGTTTTTTGTGGGTCATAGTTTAACTTATCAAGCATTTTGCCCCACTGCCCTATACCCAATTCATTATCTGGATACCAACCAGTAGCAATATTCGCCAACCCTACACCCATTTGACCTAAGTCAACAACGCCTTTACTAACCCCCAAACCAATATCTTTAGCTAAATCTGTAGCGCCATATTGTTCTTTATCAGCCTGTTTTTTTAATTGCTCTCTATCATATGCAGCTTTTTTATTTAATATGTTTTGTTTTTCGTTTTGTTCAGTCTGACCTGCTTTTATTATTTCATCAACTGCTTTTTGGTTTTTTAGATACGACCCGAAATCAGGTACGCCCATATTAACGCCCTGTAATACGCTTTCTTGTTTTTGGCGTGTTTTAGGTGCAGACACATTTGGTCTATACCCAATAAAAGGCTTAGACGCAGTTTCAAGTTCTTCTGCAGTTGGTTCATTAGATACTACGGGTGCAGCACCAAACGCTTCTTCTATAGAAAATTCTTTTTCTTTTGCTGCAGGAACATTATTTGGCGCTAAACCAAACGCTTCTTCTATAGAAAGTTCTTCAGCCATATAAATTCCTTATTGTGCTACAGAACCAGTATAAGTTCTAAACCCCGTACCTGTCCATTGCCCATAACCCCCATTAGCAAGTGGATATACTCCATTTATAACTAAGTTATCTTTTGATGGATTTTTTGGCACGTCTAAAACTTTAACTGGTTTATTACTAGGCGCGACTGAAGGCGCAGGGTTACCTTTAGCACTAGGGCTTACTTGCACGGTATTTACACCTTTACGAGCGCTAGCATCTGCATTCGCTTCCATTTGAAATTGTTCTGCTCTAGTTGCATTTGAGTATTCGGGTGTTATTCTAATCTTTGCAACTGCTTTAGCTGCATCTTCATTTTGTTTTAGCGCATTTTGCATATTAGCTATCTGAGCTTTTATGTCATTATTTGATTGATTATTAGCCCCAGATTGAGCCGCAGTAATACCAGCCGCAATAGGTGCGGGGTGACTCATTACTATAAACTCCCTTGCTATTTTTGCTGCCTCTTGTGCGGCCTTATCTTCTGGATGTGCTTGAGCATATACCATAGCTTGATATGCTTGATCTGCACCTGGTACTTTATTATCTTTTAATAACTTAGCCATTTCAATCTTAGCTTTAAAGTCTTCTCTAGTAGCTTCTTGAGCGTTCTTATTAGCTGAAACTATTAGTTCTTTATTTTGTTTCCAATCATCCAGTTTCTCAGCATGTTGAGCTAAGTTAAGTTTCATGTTCATCTCAGCTGTAGCTTGTCGTTTTCTATCTTCAGCTTCTTGCATCTTAGTTGCAGTAGTGCCAAAATCACTTAGACCTTGCGCTATTCCACGCCCAGCTTGGTTGCCTGATAAAAGTCCGGGCAACGCAGAAAAAGCTGCAAATGCTCTATTTTGTCTTGCATTATCTTCTGGGTTACCGTATATACTATTATTAGCCGTGCGTAATTGATCATAATTCATAGTTGGTCTTTGACCAAGCTTTGTAACCATTTCATCATACGTTAATGTTGGCACTTGTTTAAAGTCAAGTCCAAGATTTGATAATCCTTGTTGAGCTGCAGCTTTTGCAGTTGTTGGTGCAACCGCACTACTTATTGATTGTGATTGCAGCTGCTGTGCTTCTGCATTTGCTTGTGTTAATGTTTCTTGATTAGGAACATCTCGTACTTGTCCCACAGATACTGCGGGTAATCCTCTATCTTCACGAACAGCGTTTAAAGTACTTGGCGCACCAAAGTCTAAAGTGTTGTTCCCCATGTTGGCATTTTGTATATCCGCAGGTAAGTTATTGCCCAAGGTAGTTACACCGTCGTCTTTATATCTAGCTACATCAGTAATACCACCACGTTTTTTAGACTCAGTTGGCATAACAGGATCAATTACAGGAGAATCACTAATAGCATTAGCATAAGCAGTATTGTCTGCTACAGCCATTTGTCCTGGTTGGGATACCGCTTTACGTTGTACTTTGTTTGCATCATTTTGCATCTTAATCAAGTCAGTAAGACTTGGTAAGCTTTGTGTATTTTGTCCTGATGCTGATTGTGGATTAGGTATACCACGTTGTCCGTTACCTGCGCCTGTTAGCCCACTTGCAGTTTGCGGGTTAGACCCATAGCTTCCTGCCTGTGGTGCCCCTGCTGTTGCAGGTTGGGGCAAGCTTCTTAACTGTTGGGTTGCGTAATTCTGTGCGCCAAGTTCTGTTTGCAGTGCAGTAGCGGTTTCAGTATCCCCTCTAGCTTCAGCATGCTCGATTGCCTTTTTAAGCATGTTTGGATTAGTTGTAGCTAATGGGCTTGTTATTGAGCTTGTAAGTCCACTGTCGGCATAGCGATCAACCATTCCGCCTTTTTTGTAAGACTTCATTATCCCGCCATCAGCAAATGTAAGAGCGTTGGCTATACTACTGCCTAAATTAGGAAATAGTTGAGATGCACCATAAGCACCTACACCTAATGCCGCAATATTTTGTATACCAGATGGGCTACTAGGTTGTGTTGTAGATTGAGTACTTTGAACTGGATAGCCGTTAACCATATTTTGTATGTACCCTTGTTGCTGGTATGGGTAGTTCAATTGATTAACGTAGTTTTGATACTGAGTATTAAGTAATCCTTGTTGGTATTGTTGTTGCTGTGCGCCAAGTGTATTCTGTAAACCAATGTTTCCAGTTTGTTGTGCGTACTGATTTTGACCAATATTAGCTTGCGCATTAGCGCCTGAAATTGCTGCTTGATTAGCAGACAGCCCTAGTCCTGCACCGTATTGTTGTTGGTTAATATTGGCTTGTTGCGCAGTTAGTCCGGCTTGTTGGTTAGCCTGTTGGGCAGCTAAATTTTGTTGTGCGCCAAGTTGTTGTGTTGATAATTGTGCGCCTAAGTTTGCTTGCCCCGCAGTTAATCCAGCCTGTTGATTAGCAAGATTAGCTTGTTGTTGTGCCGATTGGTTAGCTAAATTAGCTGCTTGGTTGAACTGCCCTTGTTGGAGTCCATATTGACCAGCCATTTGTTGATTAGCTAAACCAAATTGATTTTGAGCTGCTTGATTAGATAAACCAAATTGATTTTGTGCCGATTGATTAGCTAAATTAGTTTGTTGTTGATTAGCTGCATTAGCCATGTTTGTTTGCTGTTGCATAGAAGCATTTTGCAAACCATATTGACCAGCAAGACTTTGATTAGCTAAACCAGCTTGTTGTTGCAATTGAGCATTTTGTAACCCGGTGTTATAACCCATTTGAGCATTGAACTGCCCAGTGTTAATACCCGCTGCTTGGTTAGCTTGTTGTGCTTGAAGCGATGCTGCGTTTTGTGTATTAAATTGTTGTTGCGCATTATTAAACGCGTTGTTATATCCTTGACCTACTAGGTTGCTCATTGCCAATTGGTTAGATTGGTTTTGTAAAGCATTCTGTACGCCCATACGTGAGCCACCAAATGCGCCTGCTTGTGTAGCTTGTGCTTGGTTTTGAGCTTGTTGCATACCTTGCTGTTGGTTAAGCAAAGCTATTTGTGGGTTAAGTGATTGTTGTAAATACGGATTCATCAACTGCGCAGCAGATTGATTATTAAACCCTTGACTGTATACGTTGTTATACCCAACACTACCAGGCCCTTGAAATTGAGCCGCACTCATATAGGGTGATGCGCCTGTTTGAGCCGCTTGTCCATATGCAGCATTGGAATTTACCGCGTATGCATTTTGGGCTTGAGCCGTAGGAGCATAACCTAACTGAGCTGCACTCGTTTGAGCCGCGCTTGTCATTGGCGTGCCCATTGAATAATTATTTAAACTTGGTGCATTTACGCTTTGATAACTCGCATTAATTGGGTTATAGCCAGTATTAAGTAAATTTTGCGTTGCTTGCCCAGCCGCAGTACCCGCTGCAGTTGTATTTGGGTTTATACCTAAGTTTTGCGCGGCTTCAAAAGATTGATTTTGCAGCCCCGTCATTGCAGCGTTTTGCTGCCCTTGGTATGCTTGGTAGGGTTGTTGACTTGTAGCCCAAGCATTAGCTAAATTTTGTTGCGCATAGGGTAGCGCATACGCCGCTATACCACTTGTACCTGTGGTAGTTGATGGCGAACCTGTTGTGAATGAAGATGTAGTCATTTATATTCTCCGTTATGCAGGTAAGTGTTTATCTGCATGGCTATTTTTAGCCACATTACCTATACCCACAGTTTTACGTCTAGCGTGTTGAATTCTGTCTAACATGCCATAAAGTTTACGGGCTCCGGCTTCTGTTGAACCGTTACCTAATTCAGAAACTATACGTGCGGGCACTACAAATTCACCGTCGGCGAGCCTTGCAGGTTGTTTACTTCCTATAGTTGCGGGAATTGAATCTGATACACCGTCTCCAGGGCCACGAAGCAATCGGCCTCCATCAGAATAACTACCTAGATTATACGCCCCACCACCACTAGCGTATGCTGAAATACCCATACTTCCCCCGTCTGCAGCTTTGATTGCATTAGGATCGTTGTTTATATCTTGTTGCGCTTGTTGTGAAGCTACGTAGTCTGATAATGCTGCACCGGATAAACCGCTTTGTGCTATGTCTTGTGCGTAAGGTCTACCCGTTGCTGGGTTGATTGCGTATATTGGTTTTGCAGGTAGTCCTGTTACTGAGTCAGTTCCGTAATCCATTGGGTCGCCGCCACTAGCCATATTCATAACGGGTTGAGGAACTGGCATTTGTTGTTGAATTGGGTTATATACTGGGTTTACGTTATGCGACATAGGCGCATTAAAGTTCCCCATAGCTGCTTGTGGTGTAGCTTGTAACCCGCCGATTGCTGATTTTGTAACTGTTGGATCGCGCCCCATAAACTGTGCCATCATTTGTTGTTGGGGGGTCAATGTTTGTGTTGGTTGTGCTGGTTGTGCAGGAGTACTTTGGGAGTATGTTGGCTTAAAGTAAGTGCGTTCACTTGTATCCGGAACTGCTCCTTGTACGTATTGTGACCCAATCATATTTAATGTTGCTGGGTCTACTGCATTGCGGTTATATACTAACCCGCTTGGGTTTCCTCCAGGAGTTGCGGTATACGGAGTGCCAGTTGCAGCAGGTGTAGAAGCTGTAGTAGACGCAGAAGGTATTAACGCATTTCCATTTGGTCCGTTTGCGGCTTGTAATACATTACCCGCTACACTTGCAGCAGTTCCTAATGCAGTTCCAGATGGATTAATTGTACTAAGCGCCGCACTTGGATTTGATATTGCCGAACTTATCCCGCTTGCCGCAGTTGATAAAGGAGTTGCCGCAGCCGCAGCCGCAGCCGCATTTTGTGCATCGGTTATAGATGTGTAATCTCCCGTACTCATAACTCCGTTATTCACCATATTAGCCGCAGTAGTCCCACTATCAACGCCCCCATAACCTAAGTTTCTAGCTGCGTCTTGTGCTGCCGTATCTTGAGCAGCTTGGGAACCCAAAGTAGTAACATCAGTAGCAAGGTTTGCCCCACCGTAAGCCCCAATACCAGCCATTACACCTTTACTAAGACTACCCGAAGCTGCAGCTTCAGTGCCCCCAACAGCCAACCCAGCAGCAACAGGACCAAGTCCAGCCGCAGTTAAGGCAGCCCCGGCAAGAGCAGGAGCATATGGGTTATCTAATGTGTCTTCAAGTTGTCGTTTAGGGTTAGATATTAATGTTGAAACATCGTGTGGAATATTAGAAATATCTTTACCTATACCACTAACTACATTAGATACGCCGCTACTTATAGCCCCTATTGGGTCGTGTTGTACTTGTTGAAAAAATCCCATGTTATTTTCCTAAAATAAAAGTAGTTTCATAGGTGCGGTCAATACCGCCATCTATTTTTTTTGTTTCAAATGGCACACCAACAAAATGCAATATAGTGTTAACTCTTGGATTATCATAATACGTAACCGCACGGGGGTAGTCGCCTTTAATAACATCTAAAAACTTAGCGACCGCAGACGTTATATCTTTTCCGGAACCACCGTTACAACAATGAAATTCGCAAATATTGTTTTTTTCTTCGTATTTTATTATTACTTTACCTAATTGTATATAAGCACCGCCATTGTTTATGTAGTCCATAAACCGTTGTACACCTTCATCTATGGTGTATTCTCTATTTTGATGATCTTTTTCAAAACCAGCTCTAATAGTAGCTAATAAAGTATCCATCATGTTGCCTCACCGCCACCGATGATAATTGTGCACCCCGCCCCACTTGCAGACATTTGAATTGTTTGAAGTGGAAGAAGAATTTGTGAACCTAACCAATGTAATGTACTATTAGCCGCAATACTCTGAGAGTAGTAAAACGCATTACCTGAACCTGCTGTACCGCCTGTCGGCACAAAATACAAATTTACTGTGATTGGAGACCCAGTAGTATTGCAGATATTAATGTCTTTTACAAATGTTCTAGTATTTGCAGGGGTCGTATACAACGTAGTAACAGACGTAGTTATAGCCGCCTGTCCTAATTGATTGGGTACTATGTTTTGATAGCTCATTGATTTAACCAAGTAAGAACCGCACTGGATGCGATTTGATTTGTATTTACAGAAACTACATTATTTAACTGGTTAAAATATAAACGCAACACGTTATTAAGCTGTCCTACATAGTTCTGATCATAGGTAGTCGGCGCAACAGGCAGATTAGGTACTGCCGGTATTTGTACTTGGTTAGATATAGAACCCGTAGTTGCAGCCATTATCTTCTTCCGTCTGGTCTAATATCCAAGCGTTGCACGCCTGATTGCCACTGAACCCCAAGTCCAGTTGATTGCAATTTAAATGCCATCTGTCTACCCCTTGCCCGAGTATAGATTTGTTGTGTGAATTGTTGAACAATGTATTCTCTTTGCCCAGTGTAATTTTGTGTACTTATAACCGAGGGGTTATTAGTTTGTCCATAAGCCGACCCAGAATTTTGTCTAGGTAAAAACGTCATACTAACTGATGGATTATCAGAATAAGAACCAGTGAAATTTACATCAGGTACACAACGCCAAATAAACCCAAAATTGTTACCGTCCCCAATATCAAAATCAGAACTTTGGACATAAGCATTAATTGGACTAGCTGGTGTAGTAGTTCCATCGTCAACACCTGTTTCTTGGTATATTAACTGCCCAGCATAATTTGTAGATATTGGAACTTGACGCAGTGGGTTATATAACCAAGCACCTCTAGGCATACTTCCGTAGGCCCAAGTTTGATCTAAATAGTTGTAAATTACATAGGAGTCGGTGAGCGTTGCATTAGCTGAACAGTAGAACCACCATACTTCGTTATACGCCTCGTTACTACCACAACATACTTGATAGTTTTGATTTAAGTTAAGGTTGTCAAAAACATATTGACGCACTGCACAGGGTAGGGTTTGTACTGTACCGTTGTACATATAGAATTTATTAAGCCCCATCCAATAAGTAATATTGTTTACTGAAATAGTTGCGTTAGGACCCATGATTGAGATATTCTCGCCCATGATCTGAAAACCGTATACATATGGCGGGCCAAGATATTGTTGTGCGTATAACGCACTATCCGTAAATATTAAAATCTCTTGCCGTGTTTGGATAGCCGTCACAATTTGTGAGCCTTGACTGAGCCTATAACTACCGGCTTGGTTGGTTGCAGTTGGACTCCAAATACCAATGTTTTGTTGATCTGACCAACGCACTAGCATAGGATCAATAGTTGTACCTGTGACTAATCCAGATGGGTCATTACAACCAAATGCAATAACAAAATCCGACGCATCAGAAATAATAATGTAGTTAACTAAAGATGGGCAAGTAGCGTCTACCGTGAAATTGCCGCTTTCTGTTGTAATAGTCTGCCCCGCACCAAGAAGCACCGCACGATTAAATGCACCGCTAAGTGTGTTTGCCCAGTAATACATTGCCCCGCCACTTGGGTTTATTATTAAATCCTGACCGTAGTTAGCTGAGTTCCATATTCTAGGTTCTGTACCGACACCAGACGAAGACGCGCCCCAACCAGTAGATGTAAAACCTGCATTTACGCCGCCCCATCCACCACCGCCCCAACCTTGGGCTACTGTAAACGCCGCAAGTCCCGTATTGATCTGATAAGCCGCCGCCACTGTTCCACTTGTAACTACGCTGGAATGAGTACCCGCCGCAGCTACGGAAGCGACAATAGTATATTTAGTTGTGCTAATAACACTAACTACTTGAAACTCTGCATTAAGTACGGCAGGGGTTATGTTTGCATCAGATGTAGTAGTTACCCCACTAAAAGTAACAAAGTCATTGACTATTACCGCATTACTAGCGTCCGTAACCGTTATGGTTTTAGAACTTGCTACCGTAGCAAATGTGGCTGTACCAGAAGATGTATGGCTTAGCGGAGTAACGTCGTAGATACCACCGTTTTCACCTTGTTGAATATAGTACTTAAGGTTAGTGCCAATACCAAGTAAATTGTACCCAACTAAGTTTAACCAAACCCAAAGATTACGACATACACCCCAATACGCACCGGTTGGTGGTTTTAAAGCAGATGTAGTAGTTCCGGTGTCGGCAACCCACCCACCTATTTTTTCGGGGTATCCAGAACGAAACCTAATATTATTGCAGTCAAACCAACCACCTTCATTTGCTAAAGATGTGGCTTCTCGATTTACTCCTGGCTTAAACTGTAGTTTCGTTAATGGCATTACGCATTACGCAATACTTGCGCCTTCTTTAAGTTGGGTAATAGTCAGACCACCAGAATACTGAAAGTGCGCAAGCTCCTTAAAGTGGACCCATTTTCCCGCCCATTCTAACCCGTTTTCTTCACCAAGTCTACCTATCTCTGCCCATACAGGATGGCTGCCATCCCAGTCTGGTTTGCCACTAACCAAAGGCACAACGTCGATAGCGCAGCGATAATTATGAAAACTATCTCCAGGTCCTGCGTTGGTAACAATTTTTCCCGGAGCTGTGCGACCTTGTGCATAAAGTTGAGCTTGGCTTTCCATATCTCTATACGTAGATGTAATAAGCAGGTCGATTCCAGCGTCTTTACAGGCTTTAACGAAGTTATCAACTTTTTCTTTAACTTGCGGTAGTAGTTCATTTAAGTCTCTTGAGTTAATCATTTTTCTTTTCTCCGATATGAATACCTGTAATTAAACCTAAAAAGCCACCGCAAATACTTTGAAATGCAGGACCAACAATATCAAACACAATCTTGTCATCAACTGTGGGATCAAGAACTGCTTGAACAAACATCCAAATCATTGACGCAATAACTCCCATTAAAGACAAGGTTGCAATTAAAGTTACACAACCTTTCAGAGTCCATTCTTTCATTTCTTGTTCCTCATGTCCATGATCTTCTCAAGCGTTCTACCCCCAAAGTAAAAGCTCATGATAAGCATGCCCCACTGCCCAAGCAGTTCAACATAGTTGTTGTTAACTTCAATCTCAAATGCACTCATCATTGC